TGGGTGTCATGGAACCCGGAAAGCAAGCTATCAGCTACGCATCAGCGTTTTCGTGTAGACACTCCTGATGATTGCAAGATTACGGAAATGAATTGGCGTGACAATCCATATTTCCCTGAAGTCTTGATGAAGCAGCGACTAGAAGATTTTGATAAGCGCCCTCAAAGTTATGACCATATCTGGGAAGGTGCTTTTCTTACATTTCATGATGGGGCGTATTACTCGATTGAAATGCGTGACGCTAACGCTGAGGGGCGCATTGGCACTGTGCCGTATGAGAAGTCTGCGCCTGTCATTACCGCCTGGGACTTGGGCGTTGGAGACAGCACTGCTATCTGGTTTGCGCAAAAAATTGGGGCGGAAACTAGGCTGATTGACCATTACGAAGCGTCAGGTGTTGGTTTAGACCATTATGCTCGTATGCTGCAAGAGAAAGGCTATGTTTACGGGCAGCACATCTTACCGCATGATGTAAGGGTTAGAGAGCTCGGTTCCGGCAAATCACGCTTAGAAACCCTGCAATCTCTTGGCCTTACAAACGTAACGATTGCGCCGCAACTAAACGTAGATGACGGTATTCAAGCTGTTCGCTCAATGCTGCCAACGTGCTGGTTTGACGCTGAGAAGTGCGCCCACGGCGTAGAAGCCTTGCGGGCATATCATCGAGAGTATGATGACACCAATATGGTTTGGAAAGGCAGGCCAGCGCACGATTGGGCTAGTCACTCAGCAGATTCGTTTAGGTATTTGGCTGTAGGTTATCGGCAAACGTCTGATTGGGGACAGCCGCTGCGTAGGCGATTGCGAGGCGTTGCGTAATGAAAAAGAAAGACAGTAGGCTGGCTAGAGCCGGAGTAAGCGCTTACAACAAGCCTAAAAGAACCCCTAGTCACCCAACCAAAAGTCATGTCGTAGTGGCTAAAGAAGGTGATAAGATAAAAACAATTAGGTTTGGGCAGCAAGGCGTCAGTGGGGCTGGCAAAAACCCCAAAACATCAACAGAAAAGAATAGACGAAAAAGTTTTAAGGCGCGTCATGCTAAGAACATTGCCAAAGGCAAAATGTCTGCGGCGTATTGGGCAAACAAGACGAAATGGTGAGGTGAAATATGCCGAAGGTAGGAAAGAAAAAGTACCCGTACACTAAGTCAGGTATGAAAAAGGCAAAAGCAGCTGCTAAAAAGTCTGGTAAGAAGGTGAAGTACCGTGCCAAGTAAAAAAGGGCTGTACGCCAACATCCATGCAAAGCGTAAGCGCATCAAAGCTGGTTCTGGCGAAAAAATGCGAAAGCCCGGCTCTAAAGGCGCTCCGACAGCAAAAGCGTTTAAGCAGTCGGCTAAAACAGCGAAAAAGAGGAAGAAGTAATGCCAAGCAGAAAAGGCAGCCCGAATCGAAACAAAGCATTTTTGCTTAATCGGTTGCAGGATATGTACGGCGATGATTTCCATCCAATTATGCGGATGGCAGAGCAAGCTGTGCGCCTGCACGAAAAGGCTGTTGACGGGGAGACAAACGATATTAGGGCTAGTATTGACGCATGGGACAAGATCGCTGCGTACACTGAACCCAAGCTGAAAGCTACTGAAGTTGATTTAACCAGTAGTGACGGGTCAATGTCTCCTACGGTAATTGAGCTTATACCTCGACTTCCAGAGGAGGACGATGAATATGGCCCTGAGTAATTACTCCGAGCTTAAAAGCTCTATTGCTGATTTCCTTAATAGGGATGATCTTACATCGGTCATTCCTGACTTCATTACGCTGGCTGAGGCGCAGATCAACCGCGACATCCGCCACTATGAGATGGAGAACCGGGCTACGGCTGACCTTGATCAGCAGTATTTAGATCGCCCATCAGATTGGGTGGAAACCATCCGAATCCATATTACAAATAGCGGGACGCGGAATTTGCAGCTACTTTCTGGGGCGGCAATGGCAGACAAGCGCGCTGGCGTCGAGAACGCTACTGGAGAGCCCAAGTATTACCGTCACGCTGAAAGAGCGTTTGAGGTATTCCCGTCACCAGATGGGACATATCAAACAGAGCTTTTGTATTATCAAAAGATTCCTGCCCTCTCAAGCAGTAACGCAACGAATTGGCTTTTAACAGATGCGCCTGATGTTTACTTGTACGGCGCACTAATACATTCAGCGCCATATTTAGCAGAAGACTCCAGAACGGCTATATGGGCGCAGCTATATGGCGCGGCAGTATCAAAAGTAAATGCATCAGGTGATGCGGCATCTATGTCCGGCACCGGGTTAAATATGAAGATAAGGGGATTAGGATGAGTTTTTCAGACTATCTTGAGGACAAGGTTCTCGATCACGTTTTTGGGGGTACGGCTTACACTGCGCCGACTACTTTGTACGTTGGCTTGTTTACGTCAACTGCAAGTGACTCTGCGGCAGGCACTGAGGTATCTGGCAACGGCTACGCCAGGCAGACGGCAGCATTTACGGTGTCAGGTACGTCACCCACTACGGCGGCGTCTAGTGCGAACATAGAGTTCCCAGAGGCTACCGGATCATGGGGTACGATTACCTATGCGGGGATATTTGATGCCTCTAGTAGCGGCAATATGCTCGCCTACGCGCAGCTAACCGATCCCTCTGACTTCAGCACTCCGCTGTCAAAAACAGTCGCAACCGGAGATGTACTGCGAATTACCGCTGGTAATCTGAAGGTAACACTTAACTAATGGCTACCATTGTAACCCGGACAACGGCGCAAACTGACGGCACTGCAGCAAAAGGATCTGCGCTGACCCATGCCGAGGTAGACGCAAACTTTATCAATCTGAATGACAACAAGATTGAGGCTGCGAGTACCAATACGCTTACCAACAAATCCGGCAACATAAGCCAGTGGACTAACGATAGCAATTATATAACTAGCTCTGCTCTGACCAGTTACGCAACTGTAGATGACGCGACAGCGCTGGCTATCGCACTAGGATAAATTTATGGCTAACACATTCAAAAATGCGGCTTTGGCTAACGTCAATCACTCCGCTTACAGCACCCTCTACACGGCCCCGAGCAGCACGACAACGGTTGTGCTGGGCTTGGCTATTGCCAACAAGACAACGAGCGCCGTTGACGTACAGGTGCAGTTTAGCGACTCTTCTGGAGGCACTACGCACCAGCTTTTAGAGAACGTGTCGATCCCTAGCAACACTACGCTAGAAACGCTGGCTGGGCAGAAGTACATCCTAGAAACAGGTGATGCCCTAAAGGTTCAGTCAGGCACAGCGTCCGCGCTAGATGTTGTCTTAGGAATCATGGAGATCACCTGATGCCGTTTCTTGGGAAGAAGCCAACAGAGGTCGCTAGTCCAGTAGACATTAACAGCGGGACTATCGACGGCGCGACTATCGGCGGCGGATCTGCTGCGCCCGCTACGGTCACCACTTTTACTTCAAACGGCATTGACGATAACGCTGATGCTACTGCGATCACGATTGATAGTTCTGAGCAAGTGGGCATCGGCACTGCAAGCCCGTCTGACAAGCTACACGTTTATGGTGGCTCATCTGGCGGTACTGCCGCTCACTCTTATACTCAACTTCATGTAGAGCATAGCTCACACGCGGCTATTCAGCTTTCTAGCCCCGCTAGTACAGAGTCAGTAATTTTTTTCTCTGACCCTGATGACAATGATGTGGGGGGCGTTGGCTATTACCACGCACAAGACTATTTATATCTGCGTTCTGTCGGGGCTACCAGATTACGAGTTGACGCTGATGGAATTAAGTTTGGCTCAGACTCAGCCGCCGCTAACGCTTTGGACGATTACGAAGAAGGCACATGGACGCCAACGTATGTCCCGTCATCGGGCAGTTTTGGCTCTCTTAGCTACGGCACGAGAAGCGGACACTACACAAAAATTGGCGACCTCGTAACTGTTCACTGTCGATTGGATACTAGCTCTATGTCTATTGGATCAGCGAGCGGGTATTTGCTTGTCGGCGGTATGCCTTTTACTGCCCACAGCTCCGCTTATCAAAGCATTACTATTGGATATGCTTACAACTTTAGTAGTGTTTGGCCTACGTCTGGCTCAACTGGTCATGGGATGACCTCTTTTTATCTGTACAACACAGACACTCGCTCAAATTCCGAATCTATTTACCCTAGCAATCTAGGTACGAGCAACACTAATCTATACCTCAGTGCTACCTACAAAACCACTTAATTACCCCTCTCGGAGATTGGGGCAGACAGTCCATAGCCAAAGGAGATAAACATGGCACTTACAGAATCAGTAGAAGTAGACAAGGTAGAAGTCGTAGGCCAGTTTAAGGCAGTGCAAGTACGCACAGCTACGGTCATCTACAAAGACGGCGCAGAAATCTCTCGCGGTTTCCATCGCCACGTTATTAATGCAGGCGATGATTACAGTAATGAGGATGCAGAAGTGCAGGCGATCTGCGCTGCTGTTCACACGCAGGAAGTCATTGACGCCAAGCAAGAGTTTGACGCGGCAAATACGCCGCCTGGGGAGTAAGTAAATGCCGTTTATCGGAAAGCAGCCAGAAGTAGGCGCGTACCAGCTAATTGACGCTATAACTACGTCAGCTACCGCTACTTATGCGCTGGCGGTAGGCGGCACTGCTTATTTCCCTGCTTCAGCTAGAAACCTAATCGTCTCGCTGAACGGTATAACGCAGGCTCCCGAGTCTGCCTATACCGTATCCGGGTCTAACATTGTGTTTGACTCTGCGCTGACCAGCAGCGATGTGATCGACTACATCCTAGTGATCGGTGACGCCGTGGATATTGGCACACCCTCTGACGGTACGGTTGGCACGGCGCAGATGAATTATCCGTTAGGCAACTTTAGCTCGACGGGCATTGACGATAACGCTGACGCCGTAGCTATAACCATAGATAGTTCAGAACAGGTCGGGATTGGTACTACCAGCCCATCTTCTTACTATGCAAAAAACCTAGTAGTTTCTGCTGGGTCTGAAGGCGGCGTAACAATAGCGTCAACTAACACAACCAATAATAATTATCTTCATTTTGCAGACGGCACGAGCGGCGATGCTAGTTATAGGGGTCAGATTGGTTATGCCCACAATGGAGACCAATTAAGCGTAAGTTCTTCGGGGTCTACTGTATTTAACTCAGGCTCAAGCAGAGTCGAGCGTTTGCGCATCGATAGTGCTGGGGCGCTACAAATTGGCGGCACAACCAACGCGGGATTTTTGGATTTTGATGGCACTTCTCTACAGCTAAACACGCAAAGAAACCCAAATACGGGCGCGTTCGTTAATACGAGCAAAGCCCATGCAGGCGTAACGCTATCAAGCGCAAGCGGCAACGGTCACGTTAAGTTTTATGCCTCATCAGCTAATAACACAACCGCATCAGAAAGGGCGCGGGTAACCGCTGACGGCTTAACCTTTAACGGGGATACCGCCGCCTCAAATGCGCTTGACGATTACGAGGAAGGAACGTGGACGCCAACTTTGATTGGGTATGGTCAATCCACTCCAGCATCACAAACATATTCCTCTCAAGAAGGGCATTACGTCAAAATAG